CGGTGAACACGCCGATATTGGCGCCGACGTCGAGCGCGACCATCCCGGGCCGCACGATCTGGCGGAACAGGTCGATCTCGCCTTCGGAGTATTCGCCGTAGAGGTCGAGCGAGCGCCCGATATAGTGATCGGTGCTGAAATAGATCATCGCGCCGTGCTTGCAGCTGCGCACGCGCACGGGCGGCCGGTCGATCAGGACCTCTCCCGCCATCAGCGCCGACTCCCCAGTCTGAGACGGGTCCGCTTTACCCTCCGTGACCCCGCAGTCAACTCGACAGGCTCTGCTGTAAATACAGCGGGAATTCAGGAAGTTCAACTAATAGTTGTGTATGAATTAAAAACAACCAAATCTTCGGGGGCTACCAGAAATCGGCTCGCAAGTGGGACGCATTTTTCTGCGGCGCTATTACGATCGGTCATAGGGCGTAACTACTTGCTGGCTCTAGGAATTTTGTGGCAAGAGCGAGCAAAAATCTGCACCAATTGGCGTTCGCGGGAGTTTCGAGACAAAGAAGCGCTCACGGGCTTTTTCTATTTCTTTTCAATGATCTGACGCTGACTCGCGCGTCGCGCCGCCAGTATGTCCTTGACCACTGTGACAGCCAAGGGGTAATTTAAGGTAACTGGGAGTGGTGTCACCGCCGTGAGGCGGTTTTTTGTTGCCGGCGGCATTTTGGCAATTCACGGCCTGAATGAAGGTTGTTCAGCCTTGGCCCTGCTCAAGGCGCCGCCAGCCGCATCTGGCCGCTATCCGCCGGGCGTTTGATTTCCCCGCCTGTAAGCAAGGGCGGCGATACCCCGAAGCGTCCTCGCGCTCAGCATTGATGCGGAAGCTCGTGCCTGCGCGCACCATTAAGGCCAGCGCGATCTTTAGCCAAGTCGGCCCTCGACAATCTCTCGCATCTCGCTGCATCCGAGAGGCCTAAGAGCGCACCTTCGCGCGTGGCTTTCTCGGAATACGCAATTCACTCCCACTAAAATCCAACGCCAGGTCGGACGGGCGTCAGTAGCCGACGGACGTGCCGCATCCATTTCGTGAGGATTCGCCCTGAACCTCGCACCCCGGTCTATCCGAGAGTCATGAGGCCTCCGTCGCGCCCGGGCTCTCGGACACGAAATCCAGCCCCACAAAATCCAACTTGAGCAGGAGCCAGCGCTATGAGTGACATTGAACCGACAGCAGCACCGCCGGCGGAATCGGCTGCGCCACCTCGGTCGGCTGCAACAGAACTACCGGGCAAAGCTTTGGCTGAGCCCGTGCTTCCCTCCGCGGAGCAATCAACAGCAACGTTTGCGGACATCTCGACCGCGTCCACCATTGCTCCCGATCAATCAACGCAGGCAGGTCCAGGATTGCCGCCACCGGCTCCGGTCGAGACCTTGAATGCGCCGAAGCCGCGCGGCAGACCGTTTCAGCCGGGGCAAAGCGGCAATCCCCTTGGCAAGCCGAGGGGCGCACGCAACCGGCTTACCCGGGCATTGGAAGCGCTGATCGATGATCAGGGCGAGGCGCTGATCGCAAGGGCGGTGCAGAAGGCGCTCGACGGGGATTCACCCATGCTGCGCGCCCTGCTGAGCAGGCTGGTGCCACACCGCACGGACCGCACCGTCGAGTTTGCCATACCCGAGGTCAAGACCGCTGCGGACGCGCTTTGCGCCTCTTCGGCGGTCCTCGCCGCCTGTAGCCATGGCGAGCTTTCGCCAAGTGAGGCCGCTGACGTGATGGCTCTGATCTCCAGGCAGGTGAGGGTAATCGAGGTCGCCGAGCTCGAGGAGCGCTTGTCTGCATTGGAGAAGGGGCAAGTGTCATGAGATCACGCTCGTGGCTTACAAGGATCGAGCGCATCGAGGCGCGGATATCTGCAACGGCCAACGAGAAAGGAGGGCAGACAAGGGCTCCTGCGGACAGCACGAGCAGCGTGTGGGCGGGCAGCAAATTGCGGGGGCTGCGCTACCAGCATCCTAGCAACGAGTGGCTGTGCGAGTTCATCATCAATGACCTACGCACCCTCGATCACGAGGAGAGCTGCGAGTTCTACGACGCAATGATGCGCAGGCCGGACCTGCGGAACGACGACAAGGCGCTCCTTGCCTGCAACGACCGCTTCTTTCTGTTGACCCGGCTCCTCGGCCGCAGCGATCTCGACCACCCGTGGCTCTTTGTCCGTTGCCGCGAAGTTGAAGCTGAGCCCGACGGCCGCATCGATCTGTGGGCCAGAGCCCATGGCAAGACCAGCATCGTCACAGTCGGCGGCACCATTCAGGCGATCATGTGCAATCCCGAGATAACCATCGCGATCTTCTCGGCCAGCAAGCCGCTGGCCATGGCAATCCTCAGCCAAATCAAGCACGAGTTTGAGACCAACGAGCAGCTCAAGGAGGTATTCAGCGACGTTCTCTATGAAAATCCCCGCGGCAAAGGTGCAGACGGACGCCCCGCCAAGTGGAGCCTCGAGCGCGGGATAACGGTCAAGCGCAAGGGAAAGCCCAAGGAGGCAACCGTCGAGGCGCACGGGCTGATCGACGGCCAGCCGACGGGGCGGCATTTCGATAGGCACCACTACGATGACATCGTCACGCAGGACTACCTCGCAGAGGATCAGCTGAAAAAAGTGCTTGAGCGCTTCCAGATGGCCGACAATCTCGGCACACGGCACGGCGTCGCCAAGCAAGTCGTTGGGACGCGATATCATTTCGCGGATGTCTATGGGCATATTCTCGAGCACAAAACGATGAAGCCGCGCATTTATCCGGCTACCGAGGATGGGACGCTGGACGGTCGGCCAGTCCTGCTCGCCCCGGAGAACTGGGCGCGTATCAAGCGAGAGCAGGGGTTGAAGGTGGTAAACGCGCAGATGTTGCTCAACCCGATTGCGGGAAGCGAGGCAACTTTTTCAACAACTTGGTTCACGTCGTATGACGTCATCCCGTCGATGCTCAACGTGTACGTGCTGGTTGACCCATCAAAGGGCAAAGGTGTGCGCTCCGACCGCACGGCCATCGCGGTGATCGGCATAGACCATAACGGCACAAAATATCTGCTCGACGGCTACTGCCAGCGCATGAAGCTCTCCGAGCGCTGGGAGAAGATCAAGAGCCTCAAGCTCAAGTGGGAGAGGCATCCCGGCGTGCAGATGGTCAAGGTCGGCTACGAGCAATACGGCATGCTCGATGAGATCGAAGTGATGCGAGAAACGATGCGCAGAGAGCGCCACTATTTCGACATTGTAGAGCTCAAGACCCCGGAGACCGGCGGCCACTCCAAGCGTGACCGCATCGAGCGGCTCGAGCCGGATATTCGCAGCGGCCGCTTCCAATTTCCGGTCAGCGTCAAAAATCCGAGTGGCGGGGGGTTTTCGTACTGGTCGGTGTGGACGGAGGGGGATGCCGAGAAGGCCCGCAGAGATGGCAGGAAGGCCAAACACAACATCGGCGAGATCGTGTACCGGCCGGCCGAGACGCGGACCAAAAAGATGCTCGAGATGGAGCGAAGCGGTCAGTGGCATCGCGTCGTCGAAGCCATCTGGCGCAAGGATGAGAACGGCGAAATCTACGACCTGACGAGAATTCTCATGGACGAGCTCAGGTATCACCCGTTTGGGGCTCACGACGACCTAATCGATGCCGCAGCGCGGATTTACGATATGCAACCATGCCCGCCAGAGCTGTACGAGCCGGGAAGCACAGATTCGTTGGAGCAGGAATTGGAGGATTGGGTACAAGACCTATGAGCGATCTCAGTCGAAAGCTCCGGGAGTCGATATGCGCTGGCGGTTGTCGCGATTCCGCCCTGACTATCGGTTGCACCACGTCGGCGTACCCGCTGACTGAGCTCCGCGAAGCGGAATGGATATCCCAGGTTGGCGGGAAAATCATGCAGGTGATCTGCTGAAACCGCGGCCTGGTGTGCCTTGCTTTGCAACGGCTGAAGGCCGGTCTGCAGCATTGTGTCGCATGGGCCCAGGCGTCGAAGGGCGCACACTTATGCGCTCAATGGCTGCGGCCACTCTGAGGTTGTAAGTCGGTAGATCCGTTCAAGGACCCATGCAGTCTCGGCCATCGCCACGATGCTTACGAAACCAAGTTTCTCTTCGCTGAGACTCTCGTTCAAGCAGCTCGGTTGCCTTAGCTGACTGAACCGGATCATCTTGAGCGAGATACCGGACGATCACATTGCTATCGAGCCCGATCATCGTCGTCTGCGAGGCAGTGCGTCCCCAGCGGCGCCGGCAGCGGCAGCGTCGCTCATGTCGTCTGTTGAAACCGCTCTGCGGCGGGGCTTAACAATACCGCGCAAGATAGTGGCGGACCGCTTCGGCAACAGGACCACGCCGCCGTCCGGGTGAATGAAAAACTTAACCCGATCGCCGGATTTCAACCCGAGATGCTGTCGGATCGATTTTGGAATTGTTGCCTGCCCCTTCCTGGTGATTGCTGACTCCACAGGCAAGCTCCATTACATTTTGATAAAAGTAATAGCTCCTCGGGGTCAAGCCGCAGCATTTCTGCCGCCGCATTTCTGCGGACGTCTGAGACGCGATTTTCTAAGCGCCTGTGAGATTGCCGACGGCCTCTGGTAGTCTCACCACATCAATCACGTCGCCTTCTTGCCGTACCGTCAGGATTGAGGGGGAGAATCGGGTGTTGATGAATTGGCGACGAGATCTTGGACCGAGCGGGTGGACCGTTGCGAGGCTTTGTTTGCTTCCAGAGCTTCCGCGCGATCTCCCAAGCGGGTGAATTTCCAAAGCTTGCGCGCGATCTTGAGCGGCTCGACGCCGGCCTGCTGCCACCAGGCTTTCTCGTCGCCTGCTCGATGCACCGCGCGATGATGTGCCCGGCAGAGCGGAACCGCGAATTCATCGCTGGATTTGCGCCCCAGCGCGCGCGGTTGCGCAAATCGGATGTGGTGGGCTTCCGAGGGTTTGCGCCCGCACAGCACGCATGTCTGCTGGGCTACGAAGCGCAGGTGCTCCTTGTCGCGGTACCGCTTGGGCGTGCTGATGGTGAGCACGCTCTTGTCGATCCGGCTGGGCGGTTGCCTATCGGCACTGGCACTTGCCCCAAGCGGCTCGGCAGTAGCTGCTGCGTCGCCTCCCGCGGGTGTAATAGCCAGCGAAACCGGCTCGGCAGTCGCAGGTGCGGCGCACGCTGAGGGCGCATCCGCTGATGCACCCGATACAGCCGTGGCACTCACATCGAGCAGACCCGGCAGCGATGGTTCGGCGTCGACGGACAGCGAGAATGCGGATTGCTTGAGCGCAAATGCGGTTTCCACCAGTCTGGCGTCTGCCACGGTAAGGGTGTTCTTGCGAGGAAGCGCGTCCTTGGCCCATGCAGCCGCGCTATCCTGGGATTGGAGCCCGGCTAACTCGCTTATCAGACGATCGCGCAGCGCAGCCGATTGCTCGACTGGAAGAACGGGCGAGGTCGCCAGTCTTGGGCCTGCATTCGTCCTGCCGTTGCCTGATGGCTTGGGCGGGACCTGGACCCCGGCACCCGACGACTGCATGGCCGGTGCGGGCGTGCAAAGATCTGGCGCGTCCAAGTCATCCTCGCCCGCAATGCCAACGAGTGTGAACAGGGCATAGCGGCGGGAGTAGGTTAGCGCGGCCCCCATGCGGTGGGGGCTCGCTATATCCGCGAGCGGGCACACCGGCCATTGCGATGCGATCCATTGACCGGAGGAGTGGGCAAGCGTCGTGGTCAGATTCAAGATGCGCGAGGCTGGATCGAGCGCGGTTGTCTGAATGACGGCGATCTCGTGCTCGCTCAGCGCCTTGCGCACGATCTCAAGCCCGCTCGAGAGCGGTGCGTAGCGGAACGTTCGCTCGATCTCCCCCTGGCGCCCCGTTCTGACCGAGGCGGTGAGAGATTTTTCCGGGTTGACGAGCTGCGCCTGTGCCTTGGCGAGAGCCGCAGCGAGGGCGGCGACCGACTCACTGGATTGCTGCACGAGCTGCCTCCATGTCGAGCACGTCGAAGCTGATGGCACCCGTCTTGGACCGCTTGGCCCGCACCCCATGGCCGATCGCCTCCCTGGCATCATCCGGGATGAGGGCCTTGAGCTCGGTCTTGACCCGTTCGTGCTCCAAAAATGCCGCGCGGGTGTTGCGGAAGACCGCGGCGAACTCCGCCCAGGAGTTCGACGAGCTCATGTCGACGATACGGATCGCCTCGATGCGCGGGCGCGGCGCCTCGACGTTGATCAGGTGGGGCAGCTCCCCGGTTTGCACACAGCGCCAGAATTTCTTTTCGGCCGAAACCAGGATGCTGAGGTAAAGTGGGTCTATGGGGATCGTGATCTCGACCCACTTGCCACCGCCGGTGATGATCGAGAGCACCGCGGTCTTGAGATGCGTGACCCACATACTGTGCTGCACCTGGGCCATGTGTTTTTCGACTGCGGCCTCCTCGGAGAAGGACCACGGCAGCATGAACTTGGCTTCGAACACCGCGCCGGTCCCTTCGACAATGCCGTCGAGAGTCGCGGCCATGTATGCAATGGCCGAGTGCCGGACGAGGCGCTGGACATCTCCCACCTTGCGGCCGGTATTGCGCTCGTACCAAGTGCGATTGAGGTCCTCAGTTGCCTTGCCGAGTTGCACGATGAGGTTGCCCGAGAGGTCCTCGGGACCTACATCGCCGCGCTTTTCCCGCCAGAGGCGGACGAGAGCGGCTTCGTCATTGCCCATGATGATGCGGGCGTCGGAGCCGCCTATGAACGTGCGTCGAGTGGAGAAAGTCGCTGGAAGACCCATGCGTGACTCCTGCAGTAAATAATATATGTAAGCATAAATAATCCATACAATCCTGCAGTCAATAGAATTCCTATGGAATTGTAAAAATTTTCATCCTGGCTCATTCTGAAGCCTATGCTGACGCCAGAACAATCCAGGGCTGCCCGTGGGCTACTTGGTTGGACCCAGCAGGATCTCGCCGAGGAGGCGAGGGTCGGAATCGTGACTGTGCATCAATTAGAGAGCGGGGCGAGTCAGCCGCGCCGTGCCACTCTCGAAGTTATTAGGCAGGCTTTCGAGCGGGCCGGAGTCGAATTCATCGAGGAGAACGGAGGAGGGCCCGGGGTGAGATTACGGAAGCGGCAAAGGCCACTAAATGCTAAATCCTCAACCAAGCCTCGTCGTCGGCATTCACAAACGTGATCTCGGGGATGCTATTCCAAAGGTGACCGAATAATCTTCAGCACACCTATGGCCACATGGGTCGAGGGAATAGTTTCTCCTCACCGTCGATCGCAGCTCTTCCGGCGAGCGCTTAACGAGCCTCCGCCGAGTTTATCGGCGAGATGCTAGCTTTTGCGACGCCGCGCCGGTAAGCATCCCAAATCCGCCGATACTAAGAACTCATCAGTGTAGCCGCGTGAACCTGACCGATGCACATCCACGTCGTCAATCTCGACCGCAGCCCGGAGCGCATCGCCGAGTTCTGCAGCATCAACCGCAACATTGCGGCGACAGTGGCGCGGTTCAAGGCGATCGACGGCACCACCCTCAATGTCGACCAGCTGGTGCAGCGCGGCCTGGTGACCAGGGACATCATGAGCATGTTCAGCGTCGGGGCGCTCGGCTGCGCCATGTCGAACCTCGCGCTTTGGGACATCGCGATTGCGAGCGGCCAGGTCGTGACCACGTGCGAGGACGACGCCATCCTCAACGACCGCTTCGATGAATGCGCCGAGGGCTTGTTGAAGACGCTGCCCCCGGACTGGGACATGATCCTCTGGGGCTACAATTTCGACATGTTCATGAGCTTCGAGCTCCTGCCCGGCGTCACCCATGCCACCGCGATGCTCGACCAGGACCGCATGCGGGTCAACATCGAGGCGTTTCAGCGCCAGCCGATCGCGCCGCAGGCCTACAAGGTGCTGTGGGCGTTCGGCACCTGCTCCTATTCGATCTCGCCGAAGGGGGCCGCGGCGCTCAAGGGCAGGATCCTGCCGCTCGCACCGAAGGTCACGCCGTTCCCGGAAGGGCGCAAGGCGTGGCCCTACTCGCCGGGCTGGCGCCATGTCGGCATCGACAACTCGATCAACGCGGTGCACCGGGAGATCAAGTCGTACGTCTGCTTTCCCCCGCTGGTGGTGACCAGGAATGAGACCAAGAGCTCGACGGTGCAGTCGGCAACGGCACCAGGTCAATGACCTTCCATGTCCCTCAAGCTGAGTTTCGATCAAATCGCATCGGGGAGGACCGCGGCGGCTGAGCTCAAGCTCCACCTCGGCTGCGGCGCAAATGTGCTTCCCGGCTGGGTCAACACCGACATGGAGCCCTCGCCCCTCGTCGACTATCTCGATGCGACGAAGCGCTTCCCGTTCGCGGACAACTCCTTCGCTGCGGCGTTCTGCGAGCACCTGATCGAGCACATGGAAAAGGCGCAAGCGCAATTTCTGCTCCAGGAGGTGTGCCGGGTGCTGCGCCCAGGGGGACTTTTCCGCGTCGTGACGCCGTCGCTTGAAAACTTTGCCCGCGTTGCGCTCGAGCCGGAGTCGGCGGCAGCGCAAAAATATCTCGGGTTTTTTCGCCGCTACGTCAGCAACCCGCAGGCGGATATCTCCGACGCGATCAACATGCTCTTCTACGGCCACGGCCATCGCCATATCTATCGGGTGAACGAGCTCGCAGCGATGTTTCAGCGAGCCGGTTTTTCCGAGATGCGCGCGATGCCGGCCGGCACCTATGCCAACCCTGTCTTCAACGGCGTCGACGGCCACGGCAAGGTCATCGGCGAGGAGATCAATGCGATCGAAGCGTTTGCGATCGAGGCAAAGAAGTAGCAGCAAGGGGTTGCCGCTGCCGCCTCGAACCTCTCTCCCTGAC